GCATATAGCAATGGCAATGCTTCTAATTTCGCTCCATCTCCGTGCGTTGTCCCGATAAAATTGTCAAAGTATTGGAATGCCTTGCGATGTTTCAAGTCTACATTAAATGTAATGTTTTTTGATTTGTTAAAATGCGCTTCAATTAATTGCAATAAAAAGAATCCGTGCGTATAGTCATGGTTTGATGGATTGTAAACTACTTCCACGTCTGCAATAGGAATAAGCATTTCGAGTAGTTCAATATACAATTGTTTTGCAGTTAGAAAATTGTCGTACCACATTCCATCCGTGTCCTGAGGCGTTCCGCTTGTTGTTTGTCGTTTAGTATTGTCGGTGTGTAGAATATCGTTACCCGCTACAAATAGAATCTTATCAATTGAATAGCCTTTACTCTTTTGAATAATACCAATCAATCCTTCTTTAGCTCTTTTGACTGCTATTTGACAATTATAATCTTCGCCAGTCTCAAATGCACTCGCTAACTTTCCGATGTGCAAATCTGCGATGTCAATAACCAATAGGTTAGAATCAGTATCTTCAATCCTTTCAATTTTCTTGTATTTTGGTGCGTGAATTTTTACCGCTTCAATGGTTTCATTTTTGATTATTTCAAAACCTTGCTCCGATTCAGTTTTAAAGTTTGGATTTTTAAAGAACAAACTAGCTTTATCCGTTTTAAGCCATCCATGTTTAACATCTGCATCATTTACATCTGCTTCGTCCGTTGCTACTTTTATTCCTCGATATTGATTAATTAATTCAATTTCGGAATCATTTAACCTCAATCGTTTATGTGAGCTAATTCCTTTCTTCCTGTTATTATTCAAAATTCTTGTAGTATTACAACTGTTAATATTCGTTTATCCATAAACTTAAGCCAATCTAAAAACTGCTTTTCAACATTCCTAACTAGGCAAGCTGTACTCCAACCGCCGATTATTGTACTATGCGCTCCGGCTCTGTGACAATTAGCGCCTATTATGTCTTTATACTCCGTACCTAACTCTTCCGCTTTGTTGTCTTTGTCATTATCACGAAAATACGGGAATCCTTTCGCTTGTCTATATGCCGGCTTACCTTTGTGCTGTCCGTATGCGTGACTGTTATAAACTATTGTATCCGATTTTAATATAGCGCAACCAAGTCCATTATATTCAGCAAATTTCTTAAGTCCCGTAGCTCCCGCGTTTGTTGTTCCGGTGCAAACCATTTTGAATTTTGGCTCAACACCAGGATAGCAATCGAATGAATATACTTTGTCGTCGAATCTGTCGAACTCATCCGCATTGGATCGTACCCAAATATCTAAAACTCCCGACTGCGGAAATCCTTTAAACGAAGGTAAGCTCTTTACTCTATCTAGTAATTGTAAATCTGTGTATTTCATCTTATTTTTTTTAAAATTCAATTATATCTGTAAAGTAATCATATTCTTCCATTGGCACTATCTTTTTAATATCCAAATTAATATACCAATTATAACTATCACGCAAGAAATCACACCAATAAGCAACTTCAATACTTTAGCTGTTGACTTCTTTTTCTCGACCTTATATTCTACCTTTGTTTTATAACGTAAAAGTTTGATTGTATCCCTTACTTTAAGCCATTCTACCTTGGTTTCATAGCGAGTTTTGGGAATATATACGTTATTCCGTACTAAAATAGTATCAACTTTTGTGACAAAATACGTTTTTACACCATTGATAATAACAGAATCAATCTTATTTATGGTAATTGTATCGGTTGTGGTTTCACATCTCATGCCTTTTGATACCGCTTTATTGTAATGAAATTTAGCGGAACACCCCGACAGCAAAAACATTGCGTAAAGGCTAACCAATAGCGTAAAACACCAGGTTAAAAATTGTTTGTAATTGAATTTCATCCTATTTTTTTAAGTAAATATAAACTATTTTTCTACTTCAGCCTTAACTTGTTTTATTTTTTTAATGTTACTCATCAATTTATCAATAAATGAATAGCCTTTAACTAGCTTAAATGACTCATCCATGCTACGGAATTCAATAACAATCAATACCATTGCTAGTAATTTCGTTGAAACGAACTGAATGTTAACGAATAGTTTAGTAAATTCATTCACGATATGGAAATCAGCAGTAAATGCAATCAAAACTAGTGCAATGTATGAAGTCGCTTTCGGGACCAAACCCTTTCGGCATAGTTTACTACTTACTTTCTGCTTTAAATTTAGACTTTTCCATATACCAAAACAAGTATCTATTATAGTAGATAGTCCTACTAAGAAAACCATCCAATAAATAGGCGTGAAAAATAGGCAAAGTGGTATTAATAAATAGCTGTAAAGGTAGGTTAGGGATGTTTTCATTAATTCGGCGTATTATATTCGTAAATTCCACCGCTTGCAATTGTATCTACTAAAATACCATCTCTATATATTTGTACCGGTTCGCAACCTATGCTAGTTGCTTGTTCAAAATTATAATCAAACATAGGTAAACCGCAGACGCCTGAATTATCACGTAAAATAATTTGAAAAGTCATTGTGTGACCGGCAACCTCATCCCCTCCGCGCTCAATAAACTTAGATACCGAACAACTTTGAACCCGTCCTATTTTTTGCCACCTAGTCGAACTATTTATAGTTTGGAATATATCTCTACAAATCTGCAACGTGTCGCTTTCAACATCGTTTAAATTACTCCAATCCTTGTACATTTTATCACATACAAAAATAGTAAGCTGTAAAGTAGTTTGATTGTTCAAAAATCCTGCAGTTGGATAAAACGCACCCATTAACGGATAGTTTAGCTCAGTATCTTCTTTGTAAGCGCGAAGAAAATCCTTCCACGCAAAACTATTTATTTGTGCGTGCGCTTGCTGTATTTCGCTGAGTTCCTTTCGTATTTGATTGATGCTTTTGCGCATAGTATTTGTCTAATTTTTCTTTAACTTTCTTTTGTATCTTCATATAAATCTAGCACGATTTCTAACCTTGCCACTATCTGGTGCAATGTTTTCGTTACTACACACAAAGTTATCATATTCAGGGAATAAAGTTCTATTATCTTTTAGAAATCCAATCAAACTTTCTCTGTATGTTTCGTAATCGCGCTTTAAATCGTCGGTTCGCATCAAATTTTCTTGAATTGTAACCGGATTAATATGTTCATCTCTAGCAGTACCTACAGTTTTAGAACGTGTTTCATAGGTTAAAGCATTGACTATCCTATAATCAACACCCGCGATTATGCATGGCGCTATATAATCATTCAATAATAACACCTCATCCGCTGTTAAATCATCATCCGTTATTCCTTGCAGTAATCTTTTAAAGAATGGTGTTCCAAGAATAGGTAATATAAGCGTATCTTGTACCCGTCTCAAAGTTGTTGAAATAATTGGATCGTCCACATTTTTGTTAACGAATCCAATCTTTTTTATCGTTGCAATATCTATTAGAAAAGCTGTCATATTATCGAACTATTATGTTTTGTTTCCATTGGTGACGGCATGAAGGTGTATTAACTTCCGTATTTGGGTTGTGATACCATCCGCCTCTATAACGCCATACGTCTCTATCTACTTGCGCGCTAATCGCATCAATTTCTAAACGTGTATAAACTCTATTTAATTCTATTAACGCCTCGCAAAATGGACGTGAAGAACCTCCAGGTACTAAGTCCGGAGCGTTCGGTCTTTTTTCGTATGAATAAACTACCTCTAACTCAGCAATTACAGCCGCCGCGCTTTGTCCTTTATCCGTTATATTCCATCCGTCAACATATCCGTTGTCTTTAAGAACAAACAAACGCTTTGAAAGATAAGCGCCACCTTTACCGATTGCCTTAGATATCGCATCGTAAGACTCGCCCGCCTTAATCATTTGTAATATATTTCTGTCATCATCCGTTAACGCAACAGCAAAACGATTGCTTAGAAATTCGCGCTTAAATTCGTCTTCATTATCTTCGTAGTCTTTGTATTCACGTGAAGAAATTATATTTACAGAATCTCTATCTGTTCCAACTTTTGAGAATGCGTCAATAATTGGATCCATTGCTTTAAATCCTGAAGGCGCAGCGCTTGGAATAGTATCTCCATTTGCTATTGGTGCGAGTCTCGCTAAGGCTCTAATTTCATTAACGGTTAAAGCTGTTAATACTTTGCTAGCTAATAAATCACTCATTCCATTTAACGCCGAGCTTACCGCGTTTGTTTCCGCTACGTTTTGGTCTAGCGAAAGGATGTAATCATTGAATGTTAAACCTAGCTGTGTTTTGTTTAATTTTTCCCACGCCCAATTTAAAGCCTCTTCAATAGTGTTTTGTCTAGCTCTAGCGTAGTTCTCCTGGAATAGTTTGTAAGCTATTTCCATCTCTTCCTTACTTCCAAACATTGACTCAGAAAGTACGCCGAATAAAGCCGGAGAAATAACACCGTGAGCAATCATTATTTTACGAAGTATTTCCTTATTGCTTTCAATGTAACGCTTATCTAAATCGTTGCCATTCATTTGATGAATCTCAGGCGCTCTATCTTTACCATCCGAGAATAAAATCGTTAATCCGCCTTGTTTGTCCCTATCTGTAGCGTCTTCCTTTATTCTTTTAATGATCTTATCCTCTTCTTGCTCACTTTCCGGTACTCCGTCATTTAATGCGATTACAGCGCCGCCTTTGTACCCGTTAACAACTTCCGAAAACGTAAAGAAATCCATCTCAATACCCGCCATTATCGAAGTAATAGCACCCGAATAAGGTGGCGCCGGATAATAGTTAGCTGTTAAGTCCTTAGATTTCTCTATTTTTCTTTGTTTAGGTCTTTCGATATTATATTGGATACACTCTAAATCTTCATCCGTTACATTCTTAATATTTTTCAATCTTTTGTAACCGGTCTTTTCAGCTGTTTGACTAGTTTTGCTCCAATCGTCCGAAATCTCAAAGTAGTTTAACCCTTCCAAACATCTTACTAGTTCGTAATCCAATGGCAAAGCATACCATTTACCGGTTAAAATATCTTTCTTCCAATGTATTGCGAAGGCGTTTGAAATCTCGTTATCCTTTGCGATTATCTCAACTATTTCAGTTAAAGTAAATGCACTATTACCATTCTCTTCCGCTGTTGGATCCGTAACAGTAATTCCGCCCGCAGTTATAAACTTTGTTTTTTGGTCAATAATACCTTGATGGATTGGATTGTCGTAATATAATCCGTTAAGAAATTGAGGGTAAAGATTGTCAACTCCCCATTTTACTTTCCCTTTAGCATCAACTTTTTCAGTCGGTAATGGCAAATTTGCTTCTCTAAATATTTGACGAATCATAAATTGGCGTATCTATTTGTGTATTGAAAGTTGGTGTTGCAACTTCCGTTTCTAATAATCTCATTTTTCCGTTTTCAACTAATAAACCTAGCGTGAAATCGGTACTTGTATTGTTCGGCATTTGATAAACTTCATAGCCGTAATCACCTACGAATTTGAAAGTAACATCTTCACCTTCTACTAATTCAAATAGGTTGTATCTTTGTGTGAAAGCTGAAATATCTTGTAAAAATAAAAGATATTCGTAATTATCTTCTTGGTCTAGTGTAAACCTAAACAGCCAATTTATCGGAAGGCTTGGATTTTCTAGTTCGCTTAGTGTCAGGCAAACTCTGTTCAATTGGTTCTTCTGTATTAATATCATTTGCCGTCTCTTTTGATTTTATAATACTTTTGATTTCTTCTGTTAACTCAACAAATCCGAGTCCTTTTATAAATGTTCTAGCCATGTTCAAAGAA